GAGATCTCACCGGCATTATTTGCTCCCATATTAGCCGTGCCAGAACCAATGCTAGTGCCGTCAATCAGTAACTCATACGCTCCACTGGCACCTTTGCCGCATTTCATACCGATGTGATGCCATGCACCAGTTGAAACAGCCGATGACGTTACCCTGCTAGTGAAGCCAGAATCAAGTAGCGAGATCGTTCCGCTAGTATCTAATGTCAGAAGACCCTTGACATTTCCACTAGCGTCACCAACCCAAAGTAATACCCTATTGCCAGAAGACGGACGTGCGGCAACATAAAGCCAAAATCCGACGTACAGAGTAGCGGCACTGAAATAATCGTGAGCTAAAGTAGTATTAACAACTCCTTTTATGGAAGCAGAACCACCTGTACCAGAAGCGGGATTGAACCTTACTGAATAGGCTCCAGTATGTTTGATAGTGGAATCAATAGCCGAGGTTCCGAAGCCCGAGGCAAATTCGTTAAGATTTCCTGTCTCTAAACCAATAAAGTTAATAATTGCCATTTTTTATTACCCTACGGCTAGGGTGACTTCCTTTTTTTGGCCATTCACTAGAGTTTTCCAGCCAATAAAGTAGCGATTAACAAAATGCCGGGTAGCAACTGTGACATTGTCCTTGTTTCTAGTCTCTTCTGCCCTAGTTTCTCTGAAGTAGATCAATTCGAGTGGATATTTTTCAGGATCAAAATACTGATTATGGGAAGTGATCGGCGTGCCATTGACCACGAAATTGCCCGATATCAGATCAACCGCAACCGTTTCCTTGCCATTGACATGGTTTAAAGCAAAAGCAACGAGCTCGTCTTTACGGGCTAGAACATCGGTAAAGGCGCTTCCAGTGCCATCATTACGCGTTAAGCACTTATCCTCTTCAGTTTGTATGATAGTAGAGCCGTCCCTAAAGGCGGCCGTAAACAACCATCTCAGTGGTTCGCGTTTAAACTGGGTGGTAGTCAGGGACATCGGTTTTGTCTTCCTGTGGCATTGTATTGCCGTTAAGTTCAGCAGTTAATTCTTCCGCCGCGGTGCGCTGAGCAGCGGCCTTCTCTTCCATCTCTGGGGTGATGATTTCTTGACCTTTATTAGCCACCTTGTGAGCCGCTAGGAGCTCTTTTAGCTCCGCCTTAGTGGTACCGGCCGGAAACTTCAAAAAGTGATCGTCAGCGAACGTACAGACGATTTCGTTGTCTCTATCGACTGACCAAACCACGTCTTCGAGTTGTTGGGTTTTGGGGTTAAATGCTTGCATTTTAGTTCTCGTTATATTGTAGCGTTAAAGTAACCGTTGCAGTATCGCCAGCAGCGGCCGCAGCGCTTGTTTGAAGCTGAGTTGTTAAATAGTTAGTATAGCAGGGGTTGGTAGTCATTGTGGCGGCCTTACCGGTAGCTTCTGGGCCAGTTGCACCGAAGAATACAGCAACACCCGAAGCAATAGAGATGGCTGAGGTCATATCGACAGTTAAGTTAGCGTTAGCAGATGCCGATGGCGTAGTATAAAGTAAACGATCTCCGTCACCAGTACAGGCGGGCGTTCCCTTGAGAGTTAAGCCTGTGCCAAAAGCTGTGGCAGTGTGAGCAAACAATCCAGCAGAAATCTCGTTAAATGTGCCACTAAAGTGACCGAAATTCCAAATCTCAAAACTGTTATTACCAGCGGTTATCGGGGCCGCGGAATACGCAGTAGCAAAAGTGTCCGAATTCTTCCAGTTAGTATCGGTAGTCGTTGACCGGGTCGTGCCCTTGGTAGGCGTTCCGGTTTGAGTGCCTGTATCGCGTTGAAATTCGAATGTTGCAGCCATTTCTACTTAAATTATAGCCGATAAGACTCTAAGCAATAACAGTGCATCTCAGCAAAACCTCCATGAATCTTACATCGACTTGTTCAGATTGAATAAAGCGGTGGTTAGAGGGAATGGGCTCAGCAAAACCCTTGTCGGTCAATACCCCTCCGATATATGGATCGATGTCGAAAACCCCAATCATGCTATCGGTAATCTCCCTTGCGATGCGCTCTGACTCCTCTTCGCCCATAGTCAATCGATTGATGTAGGTTTTAATGCTGAATAAATAAACCCGTTGGTTTTTCGACGTGTTGGCAAACTTTGGATCAGTATTTTCGGCCGGCGCAATCGTGATGGCTGGATAAGTATTAATACCAGTCTTAGGAAAATCAAACAAGTTGGCAACGTCGAAAAGTTGCTCACCGTTTTTAGTGGAAACGCTTGTCACCATCGTTTTAATCGCGGCCGACAGTAATTCCCACATTATTGCGCCCCTCCAGCCAAAATAGCCATTAGTTTATCTGAGACAATGGTGAACTGATTGTCGATGTAGGAAATCGATGCCTCGTAACCCGGTACAAAAAATGGTTTGGCTTTTATTCCCTTAACAGAGCGAGCAAACACCATACCGCCCGACCCTTTCCATGCCAGTACGCGCGCGCGCTTGGGCACGATAGGTGTGCCTAAGGGTCCAAAAATACCCGTGCCTTGCTCAATAAATATGCCATATTTCTCAGCTACACTGACAGTTGCCGACATTCCATCCGGATCGATCTCTGCTAGAACAGATCGTTGCAGAGTACCTGTTCGGTGAGCCGCCCTCTGTCGCATTTGGCTTTGCATCTCAGAACTTGAGTTGACTAAAGCCGCTTTAACTAGAGCCGGTGAATTGATGCCAGCCTTCTTAGTATCTGCAATCAGAGCGTCCAAGCCCTCAAATTTGTAATCTACTTGCAAACTGCTCATTACTTCCTATCATCTCTCGTGGTTGCTAGTAGTTCGTAATGCGCTCCAAGAGGAATTTGATAGCGCTCGCGGCCACGCACGTAGTAGTTTTCGCCGGTGCCGGACACAGTTAATTTCATCCCCTCCACCAAGCCACTGATCGTCGTGAATATCCGGTAGGTTTTGCCAAGCACACCCTCAGATAACATGACCAATTGCGAATCGGCCGCTTGAATATTCACTTTAACAGCATTGGTTGGCTGGCCGGAGGGATCGAGAAAACAAGGATGATCGATATAGGTTTCTAAATCGTTATTGGTGGCTGTCGGCGACAATGTCTGCACAAAAACTGTTGAATCCAAGATCATTAGAAAATAACTCTGCGGACATAGCCCCCCTGATTCAGAATTTCTTGCGCCTCTTTAATCAACGGGGAAACACCATCATTGCTGACGCTAACGCTGAAATTGCCTTGTCGAAAGCTAGTTGCTCCACCGGGCATAATTTTGCGTGTAGCCATGTTGCGGAAAATAAGCGATGTCGCCTCTTTAATATCGGCTGGGATTGCATCGTAGCCGCCTGTGTAGTCAACTTCATAGCGGGTGTTGGCATATCGCACTGACAACAGGCCATAACCAAGCGCTATAAGGAAATTTGACGGGTAAACCATGTAAGCGCCACCAGTCGGGATGTAATAAATATCGCTGCCAGAACTGCCAGTGAGTGATAAATCGATTGCTGATTCAACGGTCTTTAGGCGGAGAGCACTGACTGCACCCTGTTCTACTGGCCGGCGGCGGAATGAAACAATCAAATCACCCTCAGGGTTAATGCGGGTTTTCTCTCTTTCAGAAGTGACGGCAGTTTTCAAAAATCCATCGACTTCACAGTAGCCAATTACGTACTGCGACGCCCGGCTGATCATGCCAGATATGGTAGGGGCGCTAAAAGAGCTCAAATCAAGATCAGGTAGGTAATCGGAAACTTCCTGTGCTGTAATTAAATTTTCCATTACTACTCTTATTATAGCCGTAAACCGGGCTTTATATGAAGAATCCCTACATCCAGCCTGAGCCAGATGTAGGGATGAACTTCGGGCCGCACTTCCTAAGAAGTGGCTAGGCCACCGATCTTGTACTGGTACACTTCACCAATAACTTTCAAGACGGTTGTTTCGAACACGCGACTCTCGAGCGAGTGATTTGATGTCGGCACATCGTAAATCGACAAAGGCTCTAGGTCTTCCATTTCAAGCCATGGTTGGCCGGCTGGTGATTTCAGGGTTAGCAGGTAAGCCCAGCTGCCAGCGTAACGGGAACTAATGACGTCGATCAAGTTGCCGGTGTTGCCGTCAACGATTGACTTCATGTGGGCGCCACCCACCATTGAGGCACCATCGCCATTAACTACGATGCGCTGGACGGAACCAGTCCCTTCCAACTGATCGCTTAATGCTCGATTTTGTCGGCTATTAAGAATCAAGTGCGAAACCATCTCGGCTCCTGCGTCAAACAAAGTCTGAGCGTAGGTAGCAACACCGGATGCGCTCAACAGAGCGGCGGTACCCGAGTTGGTGGTGAATGAAGCTGCGAAACCGTTAAACTCAAGGGCGTTTGCTGTGGCATCACCATTCATCAGCATATTTTCTTCGCCGAGCAAGACTTCAAAGGTCTTGATCATCTCTTGAGAAGCGCGCATATCCTCCAAACGGCCACCGCGGTTGGCTGCAATTGCTTGACGGCCAATCTCGACGTCGCGTCCGAGGTTCTTATACGCTGCGGAGGTAAAGACGGTTGTTTGAGTCGTCTGGTTTGGAGTGCCGGCATCCGCAAAGCCAACACCTGAGCCGGTTCCGCCGGCAGCGGGGTCTAACCGACTGGTAATTTTATTCCAGCCAGCCGCTTGCCCAAGACCGGGCGAGCGTGGGATGAGTTTCCGAACCGGAGTTGCTGTCGGAACCAAAATTTTCACTACGGGATCAAGATTTTCTGGGGCGTAAATACTACGAGACGGTGGGTCCATAGTATAAGTAGCGCCAGTGACCGCTTTCTGGACGGCGTCGTTGATCTCTTTTTGAATCTGATCAAAGTCCATGTAACTACTTTCTTAGTCGCATCGATTAAATTTATGTTGAACTAACCTAACTGCAGGAACCTATTGCGCTGCCTGAGGCGGGAACGATGCTCTAATAGCATTTATCTGCGCTACAGACGCCGGATCAAGTTCGCGTTGAAGCTTGCGGATTTTAACCGCTAGCTCTGCACGTTCTGTTGGAGAACCAACATCAGCGCTCTTCGCTAACTCATCGGCCCGAGCAAAAGCTTTTTTCAGCTCTTCTTGTTTTTCGTTCATGGGCTCCTTGCTATCTACACTCTTCTCAACAAAGCTAGCCTTGCCTTTAGGGGCCATAGGCTTACCTTCCATTTTTTCAACCCGTTCGGTCAGGTTTGTAACCACCTTGGTTAGACCCTGCACCGCTTCTAGGGTTGCTTTTTGGATGTTAAGCGCTCCCGCTTTTGTTTTCTTGAGATTGGTTGCTTTGGTTGATTTCTCACCCTCAGCGTCTTCGTCACCTTCGACATTTTCAGTATCTTCGGTTTTCTCTGGTTCTACTGGCTCAGACTCATCGCCTTCGTCAGCATCTTCGGTCTTGTCCTCGGTGTCCTCTGCTTCCTCTTCCTCTTTTTTCTCGTCGTCTTCAACTTCTTCCTCGGTCTCTTCGACTTCAGCCTCTTCGGTCTCTTCGACTTCTTCAATAGGCTTGCCAGTCACGGGATCGATTACTCGACCCTCAGCGTCACGCTTTGTTTCGCCGTGGACGTACTTTTTGGTGTCTTTTTTCATTAAATCCTCCAGATCGCTTTTATTTATGTCGAGAGTTTTCATTGCCATAGACATGGCTTCCGCAACAGCAGGTTCCCATTCGTCATCAGTATTAATTTCGGTAACTGCGGCTTGTTTCAAGGCTTTGAATGCAGTAATTAAAGCATCCATGTTCTGAGACTCGTTATCGTATCTTTCAGAACTGATGTAGTAACCTAATTCAGCAGCTAAACAGGCTAGATATTCCCCGTTCCAGATGCTCTTAGAAAAAGCTTTAGGCTTCATGCTACTTTTATTGTACTTGATATCATCGCTCTTAATAACTAACCTACGCTGATCGTCTGCAAATTTGTACATTTTTTCCCACCAGTGAATTGGTCGGCCGTTGCCTTTGCGTAATTGCTCAATCTGGTTAAGTTGACCATCAACTGATTTGACTACTTGCAAAATAGCACTCGGACAAGCTGGGCTATCAACCAGCGAAACTTCCCCTAAAGTGTATTTGGTAATTTTGAGAACATCCCGCTCTTCGCCATCGATGACCATTTTTACCATCTCATAGTCATCCATCCGGCCACCGATAGAAAAACCAGCCAGTATTTTTTCTTTTACTTTAATCCAAGAGTTCTCGCCGTCGGCAGATTTGGAGATATAAACGCCTAGCCAGACTCCCCTATTAACATCATCATATTGAACCTCAATCTTTTTGCCGACTGCCTTAGTGGGATCGTGCATCTCGCGGATATTACCGATCCACTTACTAAAAGCTTCCTTGGATGCTTCGTAGCCAATAATCTCGCCATGAGCATCGATCTCTTCGACGGTAGCAAAACCCCAAGCCATGCGCTGCTCTTCATCAATCTTGGTAATTGGAATGTTGAGGTGGAAAGGTCTCATTTCTACTTTAATTATAGGCTATTAATCGCCACCCCATAAATCGACATTATCCAGATCGATTTTGCCGGCTTCTTCGTAGCATTCGCAATTAGGGTGTGCCGGTGGTGCTAAATCACCAGAGCTAAAGGTCTCATCGATTCCAATCTCACCATCGTCAGCATTGCCATCACAAATTGGGCAGGTATTGGGCCCGGCCGGAATCCAAGATTTTGTCGGTACTTGATTCTCTTTCATGAAAGCTTGCTGTGCTGTGCTCATAGCCCTATTCGATTCAGTATTAGCGATCATAAACGCCCGATTCTCAGCAATGTCCGGCATTCTGTCGTTAATCTCAGCTGCCGTTTCGTCAATCGTTTTCTGTTCGAGCCGGGAATCCCGGAAGATAGTCATCAGATTTTGCAGTGTCGAATCGTTTACGCGCGAGCGATGCAGTAGGTAATCGGCCATATTTTTCAGCTCGGCGATATACCCTTGATTGGTTAGCTTAAAAGCAATGGTAAAATCAGCCCCCTTGGTCATAATTCCTTGCAACTGGTACTGATATAGCACTGCGGCTTCGAAAGCGTTGTAGAAATAGGTGTAGACGCGCACAGCACTTATTAAATCGGCTAGGCTTGGCATATTGTTACCAATCCAGTTTGAAACTTTAGCCTCAAACTCACTATCACTAATCCCCTCCTGCTCGTAGAGACTATCCAATTGGTGAATATTCTTCGACACCCATTTTGCTTGTTTAACAATTGCTTTACGGAAAGCGCTTTCTAATTGTTTAAACGACTCGGTTTCCCTAAAGGCTTCAAGAGAATCATTAGTCCTTTTAGACTTACGCAGAACTGAGCCTATTGCCCTTGAGAGCCGGCGCAGCTTATCTTTCATGGCTAAATCACGCTATCGATTTCTTTTTTGATGCTGGCTAGATCGGCGATAAAACTAAGCTGATAATCTTTCATGAATTCGTTGAATATTCCCCGCACTATCGCTGGGCTGGCGGCCTTACTCAATCGTTTATTAATTTCGCCCAACACAACCTCGGGAATAATATCGCTCTTAAAGACGCGAATTGGCTTACCGTTTTTGGCCCGGGTAATGGCATATTTGCGGAATGTTCGAAACTCGTGCAACATCACCATTGCTTTTTCAGTGTTATCCACAGGTTTTCCACCATCTTCCTCGTTGTCTGGTGACTTATCCACAGGCTCCTCAGCATCTTTACTCTGGCTGGCGATTGCGGTCAGCGCTTCGGTGGCTGCAGCTTTTTGGTCTAGGCTGTCCTGATCCAAGAATGTCGGCGTACCAATAACAAAGGGCTTGGCAGCGCCGCCGCCAAGGGGTTCCATGTTGTCATCGCTTCGAACTTCATCGATCGTTCGCTGGCCAGATTCGATATAGGTCTTATTAAGCTCAGCCTTGGCCTTCTCGTCGGTGTTCTCAAGATCAGTCCAGTCAAATTTGAGGTAATCATAACCCATATCGATCTGCACAATATCGGTCAGGATTTCAGCGATGAATTCGGCTAGAGGCGTTAGGCCGGTTTTGTTACCAATATCAGACTGCACCTCGCCGGTTGACTTATTAACAGTGTCGGTAAATCCGAGCTCTTGTGGCTGAATCTCGAACATCATGCAGGTTTTCTGCATTAACCATTTCTGCAACTCGCTGTAGCGCATATCTTCGGGCTTCTTGGTGGGCGTATAGGTACCGGGTGGCACAAAGCGCAATTTGGAAAGCTCAACATCGTTGCCGGCAAGCGCCGCATCCCAAGTAATCTGAAACTCTTTAATCTGGGCAGGCGTCCAACTTTCTGGGACGGCAAAAAGTCCTTCCGGAATGTTACCCTCCGTCAGCATGCCCAAGTTAAAGACTTCCGATTTAACTGCTGATGAAACACCCAACACCAAGCTCTCAAGCGGTGATAGGCCATAAGGAGTGCTAGTACGTGGGTTAAGCATCTCGTACATCATCTCGTCAGCGTTCCACTCGGCGGTCTGTTCACCGCGGATCATCTGCACGTAGGCGATTTCAGGTGGTTCAGGAGTGTCGCCAGAATCAGTAACTTTTAATTTAATCGTCGAGCCATCGATCGGTTTTAAATAGGCCAATTGACCACCAACTGTCTTAACCTTCTCAAGAGCTACTGCATCGAGCGCCATAAGGTCTTCGACAATCAAATCCATATATTCACGGAAACGAACCTTATAACCACCAAGGGTTTTAATTCGCTGTTTCAGCTCTTTCGCGATAGCCGTATAATCAGTCGTGTCGGCTGGGTCTTCGCTAACAATATTCCAGTGCAAACGGTTGAGCTGGCGTTTACGTCGGTTAATACAGGCCCTAGCTACATCATATTGGACGCTTAGGCGGCGCAAAACATCAAAGGTGACAACTGAACCGGGTGTTGAGCGTCGGCCGTACTGTGGATTGCGAAATAAGAACGGATCACGAACTAAGCCTTCGGAAGTGTTGCCGCCAGCCGGATTGATTGTCGCTTCTTTTTTTAGATAGTCGGCTAGTGGTTTGTAGACTAATTTGGTCGCGAGGTCCTTAATTATGCTCATTTGGTTTGCTCAGCACTCTGGCTATGCGCCCTTTTGCTGATTTGAATCCTCCTTATTTAACTATCCTAATTGTACCCGATTATTGGCTTCACAATTAGCTCTTCTGTTCTGCCTGTTCTGCGATTTGGTTCCGGTAGAAATCGAGAATAGCCATCGTATTAAATTTACGCATCTGCACTGCAATCATGCCAGCAAATAAAGCATCATCGTGCTTGCCATCAGCATGTTCTCGCTTACCATCGTCCTTCTTAACGAAAGTTCTCATCTGGGAGAGCGTCAGTGGGCTATTGATTTGCAGGCTGCCGTCCTCGAATAGAATAATAAACTCATCAATCATTAAATCCCGTGTTTTGGAGTTAGTAGACCAACCAAGTTTCTTGGTTTGAGTTTGTGTGCGCTCGTCCTCTTTAGTGGTGAAATAGAGATTATCGTAAATCTTGGAAAGAAAAAGCACTGTGGATAACTGGTTGTTTTCCACACCGGTCAGAGCGTTATTATATATCTCGGCCATCTCCCTGATTTTCTCTGCTAATTCGTCCGGCCTGAGCTTGCCGACGTATTGAGCACACTGCTCAAGCGTTTCCATATCCCAGACATCGATTACCCCATAATCCACTGCTCCATCTGAGGGGTCACAACCAACAATGTACTTACGGTTTTCCACAGACTCTACCCAGATATCAATACCATTATGCTTTCTTAGTAATGGCTTGGGGATAACTTTTTCTAATAGATCAACATCAAACACAAAGCCAGCCCCAGATTGAAATGCCTCCAGCAGAGTCGATGGATATTCCTGCTTGAATAACTGGTTGCCATTCAGGCCACCCATTTTAGAACTATCCCGGCGCAATTCGTCCATCTTCCATCGGCGCCATAACAGTTGGGGTGTGGATAACTTAAAACCGCGTTCCCTTTCAACCATCTCCTGTAGGCTAATCTCCTCTGGGGTTAACTCGGCGAGCTCGCCAACTATTTGATATTCAGGATTTTCAAACCATGGGTAAAAGTAAGTAAAATAATCCAGCTCGGTCTTGTTCTGCTTCTCATGATATCGCATGTAATCATCGTAAAATTCGTTAAAGCCATTTCCCGTGGTCTCTTCGGTTATTTTCCCGCCTTTTGGCACCGCCTGTTTTGATCCAGCCGCCAATTCTTGACGATCCTTAATATAGGCGCTTTCTGTGATGTGCTCCCATTTAACCGTTGTTGATCGTAGTTTCAAGGCAACATAAATCTCGCTATCAAGTTTCTTACCGTCGAAACGTCGCTCGAATCGATAAGCTCGCTCGGTGTCTTTATTGACTTTAGGCTTTATCTCTTCAGGCAAACCCTCAAAGGCACGTTTAACGATCTGAAAGATTTTATCCACAGCCTCGCGCTCGTGAGCTAGGATCGCCGCAGAATAACCGGGATTCCAAAGCGCCTCGTCTAGCATATCGATGCAATAAAGGGTGGTGAAGCCAAACTGCCGGGCCTTCACCAGCATTAATCGATGGAAGTCTCCCCTATCCCTGAGGTGTTTCAGTTGGGGTATGTTCGGCTTGAACGTCCGAATTATCCCCTGTTTGTCCCTGATCTTGTACAGGTGGTTCAACCTCCACCACTTGTTGCTCAGCCTGTCGTCCCACTTCTCCATAGTCAGTTTCCTTTTCCAGATCGTCTAAAACATCCCCGGTCTTCCGGAGACTCAAATCAATCTTTTGAGTGAGTCGACCCTTGAGCTTATAGGCAAGCTCCACAGCGCCACGCTGAGCCATCGTATCGGGCGACCAGAACCAACAATGGGTCTGAGTCTCAGAATGCATAAATTTACGCACCTTGCAGCCTGTAGACCGCAATAAGTCGGTAATCTCGTCATCAGTAACATTGAGCGGGAAAACCATGTGATCTAGCCGGTGGGCATTAAGTAATTCACTGTGAACCCTACTAAGATCATCATCACTCAACCGCTCGTCCATTAACTCCTCCCAACTTTTAGCCGATTGGATGCGACCCGGCTTATCAGCGGTGGAGTCGGCATACCCAGCCTCGCGGAATATCCCACCCATCGTAGGGACTTTACCCTCTTTTCGGACAATATCGGACAAAATCTTAGCAGCCTTTAATTGCTTCGGAGTAGGCTTACGCTTATAGATTCTTTTCGATGGTGTTGGTTTGTCGGATGTCATTATTTAGCTCCTCAATCTCTACGACCGTGCCGGCCTGTCGACTGCAAATCTGCAAGGCTTTGGTGACAGCCTCGTTTTCAGAGCTAGCAATAACCCTAACGTGAATATACTCAGATCGTCCCACGCTTGTTTCGTTGAAACAGCTCACCACATATCTATTGAGACTCGATAACTTCTCAGTAGCCGGCGTCGGCTCGGCCGGTTGAACATCAGCAGCAGTGCTATCTTCACCCTCTGTGATGTTTTTTCTATTTCTGCCGAATAAATCCATTTACCTCCTTTTTTTCAAACTTGTGGACGATGTGGGAATCGAACCCACGTGTCCGCAGAGCTCGTCGGCTTACTGCGGATCGAGACCATTCAATCGCCCAATTGAGGTCACTGAGGACGCTGGGATTGACTCCAGCATCCCGGAGGCCGAATCTAATTCGGTCTGGGCTGCACGCCCTCGGTGAACTCAATTAAGTTGCTACTTTTACTATACCACAGACTCACCAAACGGGTCCTTTATCCTCTTGATTTGATCCCTAGAATAGCCGTGCTTCAATAATTGCTGCTCGTAATAACTCAAGCCTTTGATTTCGTCGTTGTGGCGTTTCCACGCCGCGTATGACAGCCTCAGGCGCTCTGACGATGGCAGGAGAGTTTTGTAGAACCTAGCAATATCGGTACCCACTTCGTAAATTATGTAATTCAAATCGTCCCATTCTTGATGCTTATCAAACACGTCTGCCATTCGCTCAGCGACGCCAGCAATAGTCCGATCGCGTGAAGTGCCAAAGATTCGTTTTAAATTATCGTCCCGTGCAACGTAGTAATTAATAAACGAGCTCATCCCAATGCCAGCGGCCTTACAAATCTGCTCAGCATTCCAAAATGGGTGGGCTTCACAAATAGCAATTAAGTCATCTACCTTCTCAAAAAATCTTGGCGTGCGCTGATCGCTAACCGATGTCGTTTCCATGGTCTTATTTAGCATAGTTTTTTAGCTAAAATCGAGCAATAAGGCCGATTTTTCTTGTTTTTTAATTTCTTTAGACGACACATATTACCTTTAACCTATGAAAAAGCCCACAGTGGCCAAAATAATGCGGTTCTAGGCTATTCTAGCGCTTGACAAATGGGGTACCACTCCCCTACTCCGGCATCGGTGGGGGAGTGGTCGCCAAACCGAGGAGAGTACACACACAGGCGAAGAGGGGATAGGGGATTAGAATATTTTTTGTTAATCATTATCCGGGATGTATTTCGGTTCCATTTTTACGCGCTGAACTCTTGACTCTGCGCGGTGCAAATTTCTCACTTCAATAACCGTTCGCATCGTACTTTCCGCCAGCTTATAGCGAATGCGCCGCATGCACGCAGAGATCGCCGGTTGAGTCACTTTAAATAGCAAGCAAATATCATTCTGGCCCCAGCCGGCCGCAATTAAATCTAAGATTATTTGATCCCTTAGACTAAGTTGGTCGTAGGTCTCCTCGGCCACCTTAAAGCCAACAATCATCTCCAGCGGCGTAATGTCAGAAAATCCGTCAGCGAGATTAACGTCTTCGATTACTTTTCGGTTGCTGATTTTCCCTCCTCAATATTCCGGTTACTCCATCAGCCTCACCAACAACCAAACTCTTATCGCGTACTTGGCGGGCGGTTGCATTGTTGCCACATCGAAAACAAGGAATCACAATCGTTTCCTTGTCCTCGTTCAAAAAAAGACTTTGCTCGAATCCACATGAATGTTTGTACTTATAGACCGGCATGCTACCTTTTTTCCTTTTCCATCCGGCGGCGCTCAGCTCTATTCATTGGCGGAGCGCTCTTAGTGGTGATGACACTCTTAGCGGCGGCGGCTTCGCTGATGATATTACGCCATTCCTTCTCACAGATGTTTTTCCAGCTCAGAGCTGTTGCCCACTTATAAGCAGCCTCAACGTCCGGCTTCTTACCCTGCATTATCTTTTCGAGTGCGTCGGCTGCCTTCTCAACATTCATTGTCGGACGGATTCGCTCATTGTCGTTTTCTTTGGTTGTAAAGGCGGATGGATTATCGCCGGACGGCACCAAATAGCCGCGATTGTCAGCTAGTATCTCAGTAATTGAGGTATTGTCGGGAGCAATTATTGGGGTCTTGGTAGCCATGGCTTCTGTTAAACTCAGTCCCCAACCCTCGCCCAGCGTTGGTGTAAAGACCGCGTCGGCGGCATTGTAGATTTGGTTGATAACATCCACAGGTAAGCCTTGGTTAGCGTTAAATATCTTCGGGCTCGGCAAGACAAAATGCTTCTCTTCGATCAAATCGAACTGCTGAGCCATGACAAACACGTTGCCGCCAATATCGGTAAATTGCATGTGGAGGTAAAACAAGAAATCTTTATGACCGCGCTTAGCGAGCTCCTGAATAACCATCATATTGCGGGCAGTGTCTTTACGTGGCTGGTTTCGGTTAACATTAACGATCAGAGTCTTGCCGTCAGCCATGCCGTTAAAGAATTTGGTTCGGAACTCGGCCACGGCCTTTTTATCATCTATCGGGTAAAATTCCTTGGTGTTTGTGCCATGGTAGACGATCTTTAGACGCTCGGCCAATGACGGGTCTAATTTGACGCAGTGATTAAAGCCAAACTTGGTATAGACCACCGGGAAATCGATTAGGGAAACTACCTCAGAAATCCAATCAGGCTTAGGAATAGCATCGATCGGGAAATAGAATACTGTTTTGAACACCCGATTTTTAGCATCTATCAACTGCTCGCGGATGGTTAGTATTTGCTTCATGACTGGCTGTAGAATAAACGTATCCTGCAGCATGAAGACAACATCGTAATTGCCGGTCGCCAGCATATCCAGCAAGCGTTTTCGACCGTAAACATCGGCATATTCTGGAGCCTGACTCATTATTCCGGGCATAGCTGGGAAAACTCGGCCGGGCCAGCGTTTTTCGTCGTAGGGATCGCCTGAATAGTTAATGGCTAGCACATCAATCTCGTAGTCCCCGCTCGCCTCAAGCTCTCGCATGATATTGCTCATCACCATGCCGAAACCAGTAGAGCAGCAGTAATCTCCCCAAGCTAGAACCCTGATTTTTTCTTTTTTAGTGGTCGCATCGTTTTTCATTTAAAACCTCACCTTATTATTAAAATATTTCTTCTGTGCGGCTTGGCGTTCAGCCTCACTCATTTTATTGTAACCCTTTATGATTCTGTGCCAAGAATTCTTGGCCTTCTCAACGATAGTCATCTTGCGGTCTACCACGTTGAGACCTAGAACAAAGGTAGTTTCTAGCCAGATACGATCGGCTGGCATGGTAAACATCCAGTCCCAAAGCAATCGTTTTTCTGGCTCTGGCAAATTAGATAGTCCCCGATCTTCCCAGAAAAAGCAGGTATCTCCTAGTGTTACCTCATAATCTCCCGGGAAGTGGATACCACACGATCGGCATGGTAGTTTCATTTCAGCCACTCCGGATGATCTAGATAATTTTTAACGGTTAACTTTAGGCTCTTGGTGAACTCAAAAGGCGCCACGAATCCTAGATGGACGAGTCGGCTACCGTCGAGACCGTAATGCAAATCATGTCCCGGGCGGCCGGAGTGCTCATCGACTAGCTCATAATGGAGGGGTTTCTTGAGTATTGAGGCAACTTGACGAGCTAATTTCAGATTATCTAAGTGAGCGTTGCCAGCAATATTGTACCTGTCAGGATATTGAGATATTGGGTAGCTCACGGGATTGCCAAGGTTTTCCAAGATAAATAGAACGGCGGCCGCGTAGTTGCGAGCATGGAGATAATGTCGAGAGCCAATCTCCTTGCCTTTAGCGTGGACTTTTACTACTTCACCAGCCAGAACTCGCTTGACTATTTGGGGTATAAACTTCTCGACGTCCTGCATTTCTCCGATCATATTCATGCAGTTGGTAATAATTAATGGTAGCTGGTAAGTGCGCCAATAACTGATCGCTAGGCTCTCCTGAGCCGCCTTAGAGGCAGAGTAGGGGTTAGATGGTAAAGTGCGATCCCACTCTCTCCAGCCATGCTTACCTACAGTGGGCCCAAAAACCTCGTCTGTCGATACTTGAATGAATCGATCACCCATTAGGCTACCGAATTTAATGCGTCGAGCAAATTCGAGCATGTTTACCATAAGGTTAAAGTTATTTTTCACGAAAGGCGCCGGATCGGTGATAGATCGATCAACGTGGCTCTCAGAGGCTAAATTAATAATCCAATTAGGCCGGAGGTCGAGGATAAATGTTTCTGATAAGACATCAGTAGTATTAGGTTCTGCTAAATCGTATTTAAAGAATTTGAAGCGACCGCGCCAGCTTGGATCGCGAGCTAAAACCTGCCTTAGACGTTCTAGCCGGCCGCGATGTTCGAGCGAATCAATGCCAAGGATAGTAGCCTCAGTGTTTATAAGCAGGTGCTCGAGCATATGGGAACCTACGAATCCTGCTACTCCAGTAATCAATATTTTAGTTAGGTGATCGCCCTTCATCTTCCCGCCACCCAATCTTTAGGAGTTAATGCTGGATCATCGTACGGGGTAGCAAAATGCTCTTTAACACCATCGTAAGGATGCGAGTTCGGAATGCCACCCCACTTGCGAATATAGTAGGCCCGGCTCTTCGATGAATCAGCAATTTCAAGTAATGCGGTTGTCGCTCCGCCAAAGTGGATCATCGGCGCGGCGGTAGTGGTAATGGCTTTATATCCCAGCAGCTTGATGCGGCGGTGGGCATCGTTATCCTCATACCAAGCTGGGTTAAAGTTCTCATCAAAGGTTCCTATCTTATCGAAATAGCTTCGGTGGATTAGGAAGCAAGAGAAATTGGGATGCTCAGAATAGGTCGGAGCATTAGCGGTATCTCGTTTGTGAGTGAGAATCATATACGGATCAGGTAATTCTCCTTTGATATTTAGGGGAGTAACCATAACAACTTTTTCTTTTTCAGCCAGCAATAAATACTGATCAATCATGGCATCAATAGTCTCTGGCGAAAACAGGATATCATCGTTGCAAATTATGGCGAATTCACACCCATCATCGAAAGCCTGACTAGCTAATTCGTTCCATGCGGCCGAAAGGACGAGTTGGTGGCGCCACTGATCAGCAATGTAAATCTTGTAAGGCCAGTTAGTTTTGACGCTTTCAATAGCCTCAACTGCACCCTTAAAATTATTCAGGATGGTAAAACACACGCCGGCCTTTGGTAATGTTGATCCCACTAACGGCATCAACACTTACCTCGATAAACTTTGTCGCTTACTGGTTTAATATCCTTGCGCACGAAAAACCAATCGTTATGATCAAGTTCTGGGCTGTCTAGGATAAAGCCGCGTTCTAGTAACCAAGCCGCAACGTCCGGCCCTAGTTTTTCACCATCATAAGCCGGCGTCATTGAGAGTTCGATGCACAAGTATTTAAATTGTTTCAGGTAATCGCCCATTCCTTCCAATATCTCCATCTCATTACCTTGAGTGTCCAAAACGAGCGTATCGATTTGATCCCATGGAAGGCCACTATCTGTCTCGAGGGCGATTTCATCGAGACGTCGTACCTGAACCTCTGCTTTGTCGACAATCATATCCTGACCATCCTGCCAATTTTTCTTAACTTCTGGGTGCTCAGGATTTGGCCGTAGTAATGATGATCCTTTCCCATCGCCTGCAGTTATATTTAACTCGGCGTGGCCGTTGAAATTATCAAGAGCGATAGGAAAACAAATTGCCATTTTTGGAGATACATTGAGTTCGGATTTCCACTTCTTAATATTGTCGTGGCAAAGTTGCCAAGCAGCTAGGAGCGGTTCAAAACCAATAATGTAATCGATCCCGAAGCGCATGTAATTGTAAATCTCTTCTCCATCGTTGGCGCCGGCATGAATAACACCGTTTAAATCAAAGCCCTGAACAGTAAAATGCGAGAGCTTATTGCGAGCCTCGGCTTCGGCAAAAGTTGGTAGTGCGCGATTCATAATGACTCCCTTATGCTATAACCAACTATTCCGAAAGCAATGGCCGCCACACCTATAATAAAAGTAAGCACTGTATTACCACCCCATATAGAATGATTTGTAAAAACAAAATGGTAAAATTCAATCGCAGAAGGAATTAAATTAATAATTCCGAAAGCTATCATAAAAATAAATAAGGCTTTCATTAAGCTCCACCCTCAGCCTTTCCTAGTTTGTCCGGACCCGGTCTATTATTCGGAAGTTCCTTGCCATCAATGGCCGGATCAAAAAATCTAAACTCTACTGGTGGTAATTCTGGGACGGTCTGACCGATAAAAACCGGTGGCCATTCGGATGATACGCAAACCACGCCATAAACTTGGCGCTGCGGGTCCCAGAACATGTGATGGTAGGCAGCATCGGCCGGTAAGTGATTATTAACAATCACCCAGCGTAGCGACTTCATAAAGGCAATCAGCGATGTTGGGTGAAGCCACATGACCTTCTGTCTGGATTGTAGTGTTGGCTCGGCGATTTTTTCTTTATGTTTACCAAACATTCGTACCTCCTATTAATTAAATTATGAACTAGGCCGGCACATTGTCAAATGCCGGCCTCATAAGGTGATTCGCAGCGCATCGTCAGCGTGCCGCGCAATTCGCCAGTCGTCTTGTAGCCGAGTGATCGATAGAGCGCAACCGCTTTAGTATTCGTCGCGAGAACGTCCAGATAGACGTATTGCTGCTTGAGCTCCGTGAACACGTAGTTGTTCAGGAAGCCGAACATCTTGCGCCCGTAGCCCTTGCCACGCGCAGACTCGATAAATCCGGCTGTCACAGCCCAGCGACCGTCGTAGTTGATGATCAGACCGTATCCGACTGTCTTTCCGCTCTCCTTGGCCAAAAAACCACGGATATTGGGGTTGCCCTTGTAGGTCTGATAATACCATTTAACCTGAGCCCAGAATGGGATCGGCTGGTTGTTGCCAGTCATGAATTCGCAAACCTGATTGCGAACCCAGCGCATGAGGAGTATGGCCCACACTGAACGTGCCGGCCGGATGATGAGTTTAGGCTTTGTAAAGGTGCTGGATTCCATAGTTCGCATCTACCTTGCAAGGAATAAAGTGCTTGCTTTCTCTATATTCTCCCAAATAACGGCGCTCAGCAATCAAATACATTTCAGTCTCAGGGTTTTCGTAAGTGAGACCCCGAGAATCTAGCCATTTAATACAATCATCTCGGTAGCGGGTATTAGCTACACAAGTCATGCCACCGAGATGATCGCACTCAACCCCCATGGTAGCAACATGGTAGCCAGCCTCAATAGTCCTTATTGGCCAGATTCGATCGTAAAAATGGGCTAGGGTAATATCTTTCCAGTGGTCGAAATCAGTCATTAATGATGGGATAACATCCCGACGAAACATCATGAATAAGCTATCTAGGCAGGCCGACGGTCTAAGATCAGTAATGCGCGCGCCGGCATCTTGGCTCTGGCCTTTGACTTGTCCAAGATTGGGAATGTTAACAGTTGAGCCTCTGAAAAAGCACATCGTCCCACCGCCTCGGCCGCCGAGCGAATCTATCTCGTTAGAGCCAGTTAGTCCAACCAATCCGAGGAGGGGATCGGCCTTAAAATAATTAGCCATGCGCACGTCCCAGCCAACCTCGTACAGAGCCAGATCGTTGTGAATCAAGCCGATTAATTCGTCCTGATATTTACCATGGAGCTGAATAAGGGGAAAATAGAAACCAGTGTTGCTACTGTTCCGCATCACATCGACTTTGAACTTAGAGTGCTCGTAGTTTTTCTCGAGATATGGTTCGACCGAGTTATTGTCGACGATCACTAGGCGAAAATCGTCGGGATCAGTAATGAGTGGTTGCAACATCTCAACCATGAAATCAGTGAGCTCGTGACCATCAACTACGGAAGTTGCTAGGATCATGAGCCGATAAAGCTATTACAGGCTTCGATTACTCGAGTAACATCGTCGTTGCTCATATCTTGGTGCAAGGGAATGCAGAGCATGTGGTCGTAAAAATAACTCAGACCACGATAAAAATGGCTCTTACTATAACCTTTAAAAACAGTATATTCGTCGTTGCGTCGGTGAACTTTCGAACTCTGAATGCCGTAGAGTGCTAGATGCTCTTTCAGTGCCGTAGTGTCAGGCTGGTTGTTTAAAACAATCGTGTACAGCCAATATGAGCTGGTAGCACCCCTGAGGCGTGGCTTGGTGAACTTATCGGAAAGTTCCATGTCGTAGCGCATGGCGATATGATTGCGACGCTCCAGAACGTCTGATAAGGAATCCAATTGAACCAATCCGATAGTCGCAGCGACGTCGTTCATGTGGAATTTATAACCAGCCTCTTCAATATCAAGATCAATTCTGGTGTCCTTAGCTTGCGCTTCTCGATCGATACCAAACCAGCGAAGTCTTTTTGCTCGCTTATAATCATCCTCATTCAAGCAAGCGATCGCACCACCATCGACAGTTGTAATGTGCTTAATGGCTTGGAAACTAAAACAAGTAAAATCTGCGAGACTGCCAATTGGCCATCCGCCGATCGACGATCCCAGAGAATGAGCGGCATCCTCAATAACTTTGATACCCTTAGCTTTAGCAATCGCCATTATCGATTCGATATCGCAAGGTAAGCCGCCCCAATCCACACACATGATAGCTTTAGTTTTCTCGGTAATTAGAGTGGTGATAGATTCTGGATTAATTAGGCCATTTTCGGGGTGGATGTCTGCCCATACTGGTGTCGCACCAAATTGAAGGATAGGCAAATTGGTGGCTGAACATGTCATGGCAGTAGTAATAACCTCATCGCCCGGGCCAACATTGGCAAGCTTTAAAGCAAGTGTTAACGCCGATGTGCCAGAATTAAGTGCGGCCACAAACGGATTATCGATTAATTTACCGAGTTTAGCCTCAAATTCCTTTACCTTAGGCCCTTCGGTTATATATCCGCTGTGCAGGGTCTCTAGCAATGGCCTGTCTACCTCAGGTGGCATATTGACCGTGAATAATCGGATTTCGTTGTCCATCACAGCTTCTCGCTTTTATCTTCCAAAGCAACGACTGACGCTTCGGTTGTGATAAATAAAGCTGCGGTTGAGGCGGCATTTTTCAGCGCGGTAACAACCACGAGTAGGGGATCGATAATACCTTTTTCTTGGAAACGGACGACGATACCTGTATTGAAGTCGATCGTCAGCGTAGCATTGTCCTGAACTCTCTTCAGGTCGCCTCGATCGAGACGCAGACCAGAGTTGATAGCCATCTGCTCCATCGGGTCCTTGCAAGCCCGGGCAACAGCCATAAAACCAGCTTTAAAGCTAGGATCATCGTTAGCGCAGGAATTAATAATGCTACAAGCAGCGCGATATAGCGGCGTACCACCACCGGCAATAATACCTTCACGTAGTGCGGCCTTAGTAGCATTAATAGCATCCTCAACGCGTGCTCGACGCTCTTCTTTCTCGGTCTCAGTCACACCACCGACACGTACGATACCGACGCCGGCGGCGAGTCTGGCAATACGTTCTTTAACGGCTTCTTTTTCAAAAGCTTTTTTCATGTTTGGCAACTGAGCTCGTAACTCTTTGATGCGTTTACTACGGTCTCCGGAACCATCCAAGATAGTAGTGCGCTCGCGCGTGGCAACTACCCGGCCAGCTAATCCAAAGTTTTCCCAATCCATTTTCTCCTCAGACGTTGTTGGCAATTTATAGCCCTCATCCTTAGAGAAAAATGTGGCTTCGGTAGCAGACGAGACATCGCGTAAGATTTCTTGTCCCTGATTGCCCCAAGCGACGACCCGGATAGGAGTTAGGTTAAATTTACCTTTCAGTTTGTTCAAGATACAAGCCGCCAGCGCCTCACCGTTTACACTGTTAGCAATTACGACTGCGTGCTTGTAACCGTGTTCCGCGCAAACCTCCATAATTTTTACGGCTTCGATGCCATTCGTAATGTCATGGTCGGTCACAAAAACAGGTGTCTTATCCAGCTGGGCTTCCTGCTTGGCTCTGTTGGTGACAAAGACAGGTTGTTCAATTCCACCGCGTAGCTCAAGGCCCTTTGTAATGTGATAGCTAGTGTCCTCTGTCTCGCTATCTTCGATGGTAACTAGACCGTCTGAGCCAACCTTATAAATAGCCTCGCCGATTATTTTACCAATCTTGGGATCGCCGCAACTTATGGTCGCTACCGAGATAAGCGATTTCAGGTCTTTGGTTTCCACCTTTTCGTTGTTAATACTCTTAATAATCTGCTCGGCGGCATGCTCAATTCCTCGGCGAATCATTACTGCATCACCATTATTAGCTAGTAAATTCATGGCATAGGTCACTATCGACTGGAAGAGTAGGGTAGCCGTGGTAGTACCGTCGCCGGCGATATCGTTAGTTTTTCCCGCTACCTCTTTGACTAATTTTGCACCGGATTTTTCCTCGCGAGTTTCACCGATAATTTCCCGAGCAATTGTCACACCGTCGTTGGTAATGTTTAGGGGAGAAAACGGATCAGTGTCAAGCAAGACATTGCGACCGCGCGGCCCGAGAGTTATCTTTACCGTGTTAGCAACAAGATCGATTCCCTTTTTTATTTCTTGGCGAGACTGTTCGCCACGTAAGACTGAATTATCCATTTACCTCCTTTATGATTCCTTACGAACTAACCAAAATTCTATCTTCGCGGTTTTGGCTAAAAGCTGGTCGCCATCCTTAGCTAATCTTTCGAGAGCTTTCAGAAATTCTGCTCTGG